TTTTTAGTATCATCACCTTTTAAATAAATGTTTATCATTTTATTTAAATTTTACAAAATTTACTTACCTAATAAATTGCCTAAAAATAAACAACAATATTTTAATCTAGCCATAGGAAGGAAATTTTTCCATTCTTTTTTATTTAATGATTTCCATTCATCAATAGTTTTTGTGTTTTTATTCAAATCAACAACCTTATTTATTACTTTTACTAAATCACTGTTAATTTTATTTTCGTCCCAAAAATCTTTATTTATCATTTTACCTAACTCTCACAAAAGTTGCACATTTTGGCAAATCTTTTAATCTTCTTGCTCCGACGTAACTGCACGCACTTCTCAATCCACCTAGTAAATCTTTCATCACATTATCCACTGGACCCTTTGCTTCTATACTTATTGTTTTACCTTCGGTCGTTCTATAATCTGCATTACCATTATATCGTTCCATAGCATCACCACTTGCCATACCGTAAAAATCAAACATTTTTCTATCATCTAATCCTTCCCACCAATTACCTTCACATTCATCTGTTCCAGCAAACATATTGCCCATCATTACGAAATCTGCACCAGCAGCAAACGCTTTGACCATATCACCAGGAGTTCTGATACCACCATCACTACAAATATACCCATTTAGCCCGTGTGCTGCGTCGGCACAATTCGCTATTGCAGATAACTGTGGATAACCTATACCTGTTTGGCTACGAGTTGTGCACGCTGCGCCAGACCCAATACCTATCTTTACAATATCAGCACCACTCAATAACAATTCTTCTACCATGTTGCCAGTAACTACGTTTCCAGCCATAATGATTGATTCAGGAAACTCATGTCTTATCTCTTTAACATAGGATATAAAGTTTTCAGTGTAACCATTTGCTACGTCTATACATAACATATAAGGAAAACTATCGTATACATTAACAAGAGCACCCATAATATGTTTTAATTTATCATAATCTTTTGTATTTATGCCAATAGTATAAAATGTATTGGGGAGAAAATCCCATGTGAAAGCATTGATTAATTCATCTTCATTATAGTGTTTATGAAGAGCAGTTAAGGCCCCATGTTTGATTAGCGCTCTAGCCATATTGAATGTACCAGTGCAACTCATATTTGCTGCAATGATTGGAATACCAACCCAAGTATTCTTGTTCCACTTAAACTTAAAATTTCTTTCTAAAATTACATCTTTACGACTACTTAATGTAGAACGCTTGGGCTTAATCAATACATCATCAAAGTCTAATTTTACATCATTAATTATTTTCAACTATAGCCCTTTCTTTTTATATCACCCATTATTTTGTTCCTTATAAGGATAGGCCCAATGTGTGACAATAAAATCGTCTAATGCTTCTTTATCAGTTATTTCTCTATTATATGATTTTGCTACTTTTTTTGCTACCGCAATTGCTTGAGCAGCAGTCATTCTTACAAAAGAGGTTCCACCAAATGTATGAGGTTCAACAAACTCATATATTTGGTCATAATCTATATCATTAGATAATTTGCTCATTTTTTACCCCAAATATAACTTCGATATTTGTTGTATCGTTTATTAAATCCTTTGGTATTTTAAAATCCTTTTCAAACCCCACTACCTTATTATATGGTGTGTAATCATTTATTAAATTTGCTAATTTGTATTTTAATTCATCAAAACTATCAAAACTTTTATCAAAATAAAAGTTCATGTTATTTTCCTTAACATTATTCATTTTTCCTCTAATACTTCTATGTATTTTTCAAGAAAAACAATTGCTTTTTTAATATCTTCAATAGGTTTACCTTTATGCAAATGCCTATTAATATATTTTAATGCAGTTGCTGGTAAATATGGGAGATTCCAATCTAGTATAACGTCCCAACACTCATATTTACCATGTGTATAATGTTTAGGATGACGTATTGAATCTACTATTTCATGTTGTTTCGACCCATTTCTTTTAATTATGTCTGACGTTGTTTGCACAGATTCATTCCTTGAAATTATTCGCCCACGTGCTAATTCAAATCCGTTTGGTGGTTCAGGTGGTAATGGATCAGGTGGGTTTTGTTTTTGCCTATATTCTTCTTGATGAATATTCATATTAATACTCCTTATTCCAATTTTATCTTCAACCCCATATTATTTTTCATATGTAAAATGACTTCAGCATTTCCCTTTGCATCATCAACAGGATTATGTGTATGTTTTGTTTTACGTAAGTGTTTCCATCTAGCATACGTATCTTTAACTAAACCACAATATAAGTCTCCAATACGTCTACCACTAAATCCAAACGGATTGTGCCCAACGTATTTATGCAAATAATAATTTATCCATTGCCAATCATATGCTACATTATCAGATACAAAAATGGCTCGCCCACTCTTATTAGTTTTTTCAACCCACTCAACAAACTTGTTCATAGTAATATCAGCGTTAGTAAAATGTAAATGTTGTTGGCGGGCATACCCACTGACACTTAATGCTTTTTCATCATATTTAGACGAAATGGGTGCTGTTTGTCCATAAAAAGTCTTATCTAATTCGTTATCAACTTTTATAGCACCAAAACATACCATAGAATAATCACCAGGGTAAGGACCATCTGCTTCCACATCTACTACAAAATATGACAATTTAATAATCCTTTTACTTATCTATATATTGCTTAATTGTTTCTAAACAATTATCTATTGATTCTACATCTTCTTCACATAATACATCTTGCAAACGTAGTAATTCTTCTTTTAAAGTATAAATTATTTTTGCACAATTTTGCCCACAAATAGGACAAGATTCTTTACCTAATCTAACTTGTTTTCTAAATGTTTCACTATTATTCTTCATCGGGACTTTTATTCTCACTAAACCCAACTCCACCAAATGAAAATCCGGTAAGTTTTCCTGATTTTACTTTATCCCATAGTTCTTTACCTTCATCAGTATTTTTGTCAATTTTCACGGCTAACCACCACGAATTAGCAGGGATTTTGTAATCACTACCATCACTAATCTTTTTAATTGTGTCTTCATCAGTTATAAAAGACTCAATTACGTAAGCAGGCATTTTGCCATCTAATGGGTTGTGCATATGAAATATAGTTTGACTTTTGCACATATAATCATAAGCAGCCTTTTCCAATGTTTCTCTATCAGTCCATTCTTCATCTGCATCCGTCCAAGGGTCATCTTTGTTACTAGCACGATAAACCACCGCACCAACAATGCCTTCGTCCGTGTCAACCTTCGTAAAATCCTGTTGCTTGCGTTTTTTTGCCGTAATTGGCACATTGAACAAGTCTATCTCTTCGTCCATTCTATTATAGGGGGAATCCGGCTTTGGGTCAAGGATTTTTTTGGAAGGATTTTTATTTGGTTTTAGTACTAAATCGAAAATTGGCGTTTCTACATGTCTACTTTCGTCTAACCCATTTACTAACTTCAGATTAATTTTTTGTTTTTTTAATTCTTTAGTTAGTTCTTTCCTTATTTTATTATTTTTAGTTTTTATCATAACTTCAATAGGTTCACCTTTTTTATATTCACCCACAGCATTTACAAACCCTTCTTCAATCATAATTTCATCAAGTTGTGTATAATCAATCCCCAACATTTTACTTTTAAATCTAATCTTATCAAGCGGGCTAGTCCAATTTAATTGCATATTACGCTTAATCATTTCGTCTATTAATAAGAAATATTTACTAATTATAGTTGGTTTGATTAATATTTCATCTTCATTTTGTAAGATTTTTTTGAATACTTGATTAGCCCTATCCCGCAAATTAATCAATTCCTGTTCATTTAGTGTTTCCAATTTACCTTTAGTTAAATCCTCTATACGCATTATTTTATACCTCCATTCTTTAATTTGTATTATAACATAGACTTAATATTTTGTTCACCTTTTCTTAAAATAAATGGGTCATTGTCTAACCAATCAATTGTTGGTTGTTTGTTGTAACTTTTATCCCACCAAAACCAAGCATAAACCATCATTCCAGTATTGTGCTTCCCATCTTCTCTTAACTTTTCCCCAAGAAGAGGATACCTGGTAAAAACAAAGATTTTTTTTAATGGAAAATGTTTGTCCATATAAATATTATCATACCTTGATTTTCCATGTAAATACGCCAACGGTAGAAGAAATAGAAAATTATCAGATATTTGTTTTGCTTTTTGAATAAATTCAAATGACAAAGAATACGGTGGATTGGTAATAATTGTATTGTAATAACTTGTTTCCGTCAAAAAATCGGTATCTCTATCATATGATTTTACTTCGTACCCGTATTCATTCAAAACTTTCACAATTGCACCATTTCCACAAGCAGGTTCAAGAATAGTTCCTATAAGTTTAACTTTGTCTAGTAATAATCGAGTTAAAGAATAAGGGGTTTCATAGAAATCGGACCTTTTTCTTTTCCCTATATTATTACAAGAAAAGTTTTTCCCCTTAATCTTCATTGTTTAATTCTTCTATTAGTACTAACATTTTCCCATCAGTTTTATAAATCTCGTCAGTTATCTCAGCAGCCCTTTTCATTCTATAAGAAGCATCATTAGAAGCAGTATTTGCTTGGTCCTCTAACGCAGATAATTTTAATCTCAGTTCCTTACTTATACTATCTGAGTGTTCCTTTAAAAAGGGAGCAACTGATTGCCACGCATTTTCATAAACTTTTACAACATTTTGTAAAGATTGTGTTGCTTTAAAATACTCATTTACTAGAGATATTAATAGTGCATTGTCATTTTGTATAATTTGAATCATATGTAATAAAACTTCAATATGCTTATCTTTATTATTTCCAAATAATTTCCTTACATTTTTTAGGAATCCCATAATTATCCTTTATCTAGTATGTTATTAACTTTTTCATCCAATTCATTCAATTTATCTAATATATCATTTATTGATATATTCAGTCGTTTCTCATCTATATTCTCTTCTTTGCCATTATTTCCTGTCATATTAATAGGAACATACTTGGAAGGAATGTATATTGAATCAGCACCTTCAACATTATGTGTTTTACCTGTCAATTCCGCCGCTATTTCATTAGGAGTAACAGCACCAACATCGAACAATTTAACCATTCGATTCATTTTTACATCATATGGTTCTGCGGTAACTGCGGAGAAGTCAAACTCAAAGTAATATTTTTTATGTGCATCATTAAACTTTGGTAGTAATTTGAATGTTAACGCATTAGCAATCTTACGCGCCTTCGGCATCAATGTATTTTCATAGAAAATCCTCATACAAGTACGGTAAACATCTCTAGGCATATTTTGACTCAACCCTAAAACAGCATCATTCACACCGAAAGCAGCCATGATTTGCTCTCTAGCGTCTTTCGCCAAAACTTCTATATTTAAATCATTAAGATTACTACCTATTTTTTCGTATTTTAAACCCAATGGTAGTACGGCAACTTTATGAGCGTTTTTTACACCACCGTACTTTTGTCGCCATTTAGACAGGATTCGTTTTGCTTGTTCTTCACTAACATTTTGTTCCGTCATAAGAACCCCACGAGGGGTTGCATCATTCTCAAAGAACCTATTTGTAAAAGTTTGTAAATATTGCTCTAATAAGATAGAACGACTAGCAGCCAATGCAGAACCTTGACCATACCAATAATCCAAAGGGTTGTGATATTTAATGTGAATTACTTCATCCGGTCTAAAATCTTCTTTTTTTTCTACCCCTTGGCTATTAGTCGTACTGAATACATAACCAGCAATCCCTCTTTTATTTTCATTTGCCTTGATTTTAATGTGCATCGGGTTCATGTAATAGAGTTCAGCAGGTAAGGATAATTTACCAACAGAACCTTCAACTATTTCTATATAAGCATCACCACCTAGTTCCAATGAAACAACCGTTTTCTCAAGCAAATCTTCCCAAGAGTCATCATCATTTGGCCTATTTAATAACTCTAATACTGGATGGTCCTTAACTTCTTGTCTGTCAATAGGTGTTTTATTACCTTCAGCATTTTCGTTACTTTCAATATCTTGCTCTGACGAACGTTTATACAATTTTAATGGTATTCTTGTTAACGAATTAGCAATAGAAAATACTGAACTATAAACCCACACAACATTCTGATAAGTTTCAGCAAAATCTTTGTAACACTCAGGTTCAGGGATTTTTAAACCACCACCTAATCTTAGTGCTGCTTCGGTTAAAAATGGCAGTTGACGACTATCTTTATATATAACCATTGGTAGGTCTTCACCAAAATCAATCAATTCTCCATCAACAGGCATTCGTACTGTTGACTTTAATCGTCTACTTACAGTACTAGGACTTACTTGATATTTTTTTGCTATTTCGCTTAATGTCTTACCTTCATTTCGTTCTTTTTGCATTTCTTCAATGTTCAATTCTAATTTATTACCCATGTCAATCCTCCAATTTTAATTTAACTACTTCGTTTAATGCTAATCTGTATTTAATTTCATCTTTTATTTTATCTGGTAAAGTATCATCATGTATAACTCTAAATCTACACGAATACCCTTTACTTGAAGCATTGTACCATTTACAAGGTTTTATTTTTAATTCTTCTAAATCTTTTACATTTTTTATTTCAATCATTAAATAATCCTCTTTCAATTTGTTTATTTTGATTTTTTTTCTTAGTTTTCCTCTTATCTAAAAATGCAAATGCTTCGGGATTATTTTTAGCATAGTTAATTCTTGCTTCTGCTATATCAAAATATTCCTTTTCTTTTTCTATATCAATAAAATCAAATGATTCTAATATACATGCAACACCAGTAGAGCCAGAACCCATAAAAGGGTCTAGTACAGTTCCATTTTTAGGTGTAACTAATCTACATAACCATTTCATAAGACTTACAGGCTTTGTTGTAGGGTGCACGTTCCTAACTCTTTTTACCCCCCTATTTCTAGGATTATCACCACCAGGTTTTCCATCTTTTCTGTGTGGTGCTCTTTTCTTTTTATCAAAACCATTCAAACCTAATTCACGTTCTTTTCGTGATGCCTTGGCTACATAGAAAAATCTACTAGGACCACCCTTATCACCTTTACCTATTTCTTTTCCGTATTGTCCTTCCTTTGTTCCCAATGGATTCGATTTGGACCACTCATATACACTATGCCCCTTATGTTTAGATGCCCCAACAGACTTGCTTATTCCAATTTGTTCATCTAATAATTTTGCCACGTCTTCATTCAATGTAACATTTGCAGGCCAACGGCCTTGAAAACAATCTAAATTACCTGTTGGACTTGGGCGACCAAACTTCCCATTTGTAGCCTTAACAGAATGATGCCTTGCACTTTTCGGTGAATTACAACGCTCCATAGATAAAGCATCTTTCATAGATATTGGTATTCTACATCCATCAATATTCAATCCACCTGTGCCCCATTTTAATACATTCTTGGCGATTGTAGATTCACTTATGGGTTTGCGTGCTAATATCCAATGTTCTACTGCTGGTTTAAGATTTGTCCCGTAGCCACTGTGTTGTTTTGCTTCATTAGAAAGCGCTTCATTACCATAAGTTATGTGATAACCTTTTTCTCTCGCTTTGATTAACCAAGGACGAGGATTGTTGTCTATTTCATTACTACTTCCTTTTCCAGCAGTAGAGTATTTACTGATTAGAAATTTTACTTTTTTCCTTTCCATCCCCTTTTCTTTATCAATTGCTTTCGATATATCTAATGATTTTGGAAATCCAGTACCAAATAAATGATTTATTATATCACGTATCTCAAATCCTGCATCTTCAATTGCTAATGCAGTCCAGTGCGATTTTCGGGGCAGTGCCCAAACTAATATATGCCCACCTGGTTTTATTACTCTTTTACATTCTTTCATTATACAACAAAGCCAATTAACCCATTGTTTCCTACCACCTTTATCACTATCCCATTTTTTACCCATGAAAGAAATAGAAGCCAGTCACGGAGGGTCTGTAACAATGGAATCTACAGAATTGTTTGGTAGAGTTTTAAGAACTTCCAAACAATCTCCATTATACAAACCCTCATATTTATCACCTCCTTTCATTTTAAGTCCCCTTTCATTTTACCTTTTTTAACTTTTCCCATTAATAATTTCCGTTCCGAATACTAGACTATAATTTATCGTTGGCAATACTTGCAAATTAAACTTACCACTTGGGAAGTGTTTACTATACCCTATACCATGATTCCAATTAGGTTGTGACGTATAATGAGGGTCAAGTCTACACATACAAGGTAACCCCCATGCGGCCTTTATATTAGCCCCACAAGGGTTCTCTAACCAAAATTGTTGTCTATGACAATGACCAAACACTACTGATTTGCCCCATATTTGTAACATTTTTCTTGCAGCATAAATGCTTGTTGTCGTACCATGTGTACACCATAAGTTGCCAAGTTGTATCCCATACCCCCAATCAACATATTCATCCCAATAATCATAAACATTAAATACATCAACAAAATTATCCTTTTTGATTATGCTTTCCCGTTTATTTTTAATTGCATCTCTTAATACTCTATCCTCATGGTTACCACCGGTATATAACATAATAGCATTAGGAGCATATTGCTTAATTTCTTTCCACGTTTTTTGTACCTCTTCTATTTCAATATCAGCATTCCAAGGTTTATCCCTTAAATAATGTGGTTGTTGTAAATTGTTCCCTCTATCTTCATATCTTGACCAATGGTGACATTCCGCCCAATCCCCGTGATTTATGATATAATCAGGAGGATATTTTTTTATAAACTTCTTTGCTAATTTCCATAATTTTCTATCGTGAAACGGTACTTGTAAATCTGCCAAATGAATTGCAGTCACCATCTTTTTTGGTAGTTTTATTTTTATATTTTTCAATTTGGTTCCTTACAAAAATTGTCTTTGTGAAACATCTAATGCTTCAATTACTTGGGGGTTTAACCAAAGATATTCTGTACGCTTTGGTTTTGATTTTTTTGCAATAGGATGAGATGCCTTCACAGATGTATTATGAGTTTTAATTACCCATCCATTTTGTTGTAATGGTAAATAAATATCATTTTTATATCCACTAAGAATAATCATACCTTTATAACCCAATAATATTTCAATAAGTTTGGTATGTTCTTCATTTGTCATTTCACAATTATAACATTTTATTGAAACTCTACTATTGTTTACATAGGGTGGGTCGATGTATGCTAAATAGTCCTTTGTATTGTAAATAGTTAGTATATCACTAAAATCCTTACACTCTATTTGAACATCTTGAAGTCGTTCATGCATTTCCGGTAATTTTTCAATACATGAAAGCCATGTGTTCACACCTCTTGGTCTATTATTTCTTGTAGCAGTTATATCATAACTCCATCCACTACTAAATAAACCACTAAATGATTGTCTCATTACGTAAAACTATTTAACAACTCTTTCAACTTTATTTTTAGACCCTTTCCAATCATTCTTATACTCATTATATAATTGTCTACTAGAAGGTAATACCTCTATTCTACGTTTGAACTCCCCAAAATCCTTCGGGCTAGCCAAGACCGTAAAGAAATCATATAATGTAGAATCAATATCATTATAAACTTCTATTTTTGATTTTTCTTTAGCAAATAAAATCCAAGCACCACCACCAAAAGGTTCTACATAATAATCATGTGGTGGAAAATAAGATAAAATCCATTTCCTCAACATTCCTTTACCACCATAATATCTTATTGGGCCATCTATCATAGTAATTCTTCCCCATATAATATATTATTACTTAAATAAAGAATTAATTTTTAATGACTCAGTTTTATTTGGTTCAAAATCCTTATAATTTACATTTGAAAGAAATCTGATTTTCCAATAATATTTAACCATTTTCTTTAGTTCGTAATCAGTCCAATTCTTTCCTACATAACTATTTTTAATTTGTGAATCTATTGGTTGATATCTCATTGGGCACGGCTGTGCCCCCCAACTCAATACTTTATCCAAACGATATTTAGCATCTTCAGGTGTGTCATTGAACCCAATCAATACATATATTGATAAATTTTTTTTTGGAAACCCCGCATTTAATACTTTATTTACTGCTTCATTTATTGATTTTTCATATTTAATAGAATCAAAAGCAAATCGTAATTTGACATGTTTTAACTTTTGTAATTCATTTAAATGCCATGAATTTAATAATCTAGCATCTAATCCCTGATTAAAATCAACTCCTTCAAATTTCTTCAATGATTCAATTACTTTCTTAAAATGTTTTTTACTAGACGCTAAAATATTATTATCACACACGATTGGTGCAATTTTCCAATCATCTAATTCCTTAAATTCGCCTTCAATTTTAGGAACAACACAAAATTTACATTTTCTAATACACCCCCTAGTTGTAAATGTTGCTAAAGGATTGTGCATTGATAAAACATCATAGATACATTCTTTTTTTTGAATAGCCCAATCTATATTATTAAATAATTGTGATGCTGGACCACCAATAATAACTTTCCCATTGTAACTTGTTGCTATTTTTTTTATTTGGGGTAATTCCCAAGAAAAAATTGCACTGATATATAAAGTTTTATTTATTTCCCACATAACCAAATCTTTGTTCCATTTATTAGCATATTTATATTTCATGTTTACCATATAGTAATCTCCGGGGTGTCCTCAAAATCACAGAAACTAAGCGCTAATGCATCCGCTTTGTCCGGGCTTACTTCATGCCTCTTCTTCATTTCATCTTTACTTTCTAATATAGTTCTTCCAGTAGGTTGTATCTTTTGTTTTCTCGTTGATAATTGTCCTATCAAATCATCATCATTTGGAATACTCATTTCGTCTAATAAATCTCTAACTCTAGCCCATGCTCTCGTACCTACATTAGCATAATAATCATCACCAGCACCACCAAAGTTAACACCTGTTACTTCTATATTACTCATCCAAGGACAATCACTTGTATCTAAATGTAATAATGGGTCAACGATAGCCGCACCCACGCCCACGTCATCTATGTAGCATTTTATTTTTCCTGGAAAATCATGTTCTCGTCTGAAATCTCTAATATATTTCTTGATTTTTCCTAAACTTACTTGTGTATCAACCCTTCCCCAAGAATATAAATCATAAACTTGCATACCACATCTAAAGCACATAACCGTAAGATTGGAACCCTTACGAGCAACATCAATTCCTAAATGTACTTCCTCATCTAATTCTACATCATCACGATTAACAGCGCCTTCTACTTTTTCTAATGGGATGAATGTATCAGGGTCACCACTTGGAAACTCGCCTAGAATGTGACATCTAAACATGTCACTTTCTTTACCCCATTTTCTTAATTGTGTAAGAATTAATCGTTTATCTACTAGACTACTATCATAACCGCTTATCTTAAAACATGTATACAAATTACGTAAATTATGGTGCGAATCATAAAATCTACCACTAGTTTTAGTTGGGTTTCCTGCCATTAAAATATGAGAACCAGGAGTTGATAATGTTCCATCAATAGCATCAAAAATAGGTTCTTCGATCCCCGACGCTTCGTCTACCGTGAACATAAGGTCTCTGGAGTGGTAACCTAACATACCTTCAGGGTCTTTAGCAGTTTGTGCTTTAGCCCACCATTCTTCACTATGTCCTTTAATGCTCACTCTTTCATTGTTCCAATCAAAATCTTTACCAATGTTACTTCTACGCAACCATTTATGTATTTCACCCCATAAGTTATCCCTTAATTGGTGTCGTGAAGGTGCAGTACATGGTATCTTACTATATGAAAAACAATACAACTTCCAAATTATGGCAGCCGCGAGTAATCCGGTTTTTCCGACGCCCCTTCCGCTTCTTATTGATACATCTTCGCCCCTTGCTAGTGCTCTTAAAATCGGTTTTTGGTTTTGGTCTGGTGTCATATTTAAATGACGTATACAAAACTCAATAGGATGCTTTTGATAAAAGAGGCGTTGCTGCCTATTCAAAACCACTTATTTATCCTTTATGTTTACAAATAAATTGGTTTTCATTCTTCTTCTTCTTCTTCTTCTTCATCTTTAATTACTACTGGTTCTACATCTACTACACTTATATCAATCAACCCAGCATTTTCTCTTTGTTTCGCTAATTCATATTGTTCAATTGCTTCTGCGTTTGGACCAACCTTAACATTGATTTCAGTAGGTTCTGCAAGTCCTTGCATTTTGGCTAGTACTTCAATTGCTTTAACTTTATCGACCATATCAATACTGATAACTCCATCCTTCTTATGAGTAATTTTCTTAATGCTTTTGCCTTTGCCACCAAAGTTTTGTTTGAAACTGATATTGCCATCGCTATCTATGTCAACTATATCAGCAATGTCCGCTGTAGCATGTTCATTTAATTCGGTAAGTAATCTTTCACGACTAATACCAGCAGCGCGCAGCATTGGTTCCATCAACTGCTGAATATAAGCACAAACTTTAACATTATTAAATAATTTAACATAATTCTGTTCTGGGTTTGCGTAACCAGCATCCCTTGCTGCTTTAGTAGCATTAAAACCATTTGACGTATAGAATTGTGCAAATCGTATTTGTTTCTCTGTGAGAGGTTTTTTTGCTGGTAATCTAGCCTTAATTGGAGCATCTGGTATTAAATCTAATTTACTTTTTTCTTTGCTATCTTTGTTATCTTTTCGTTGTATTTTATCACTCATTTGTTTTCCTTTTTAAATAATTTAATATTAACATATTTTGATTAAATCTATGGTAATCATAACCATTTTCTTTCATCCATGTTAAATGATAATTATTATGTTTACTATAATTACAACTAGCGCAAGATGGAACTATATTTCCCATTACATAGCCAGGATTATAATTACATTCAAATGATGGTTGTAATGGAATTATGTGTTCTTGATGAATAGTATCATTTATTCTTTTACCACAATATGCACACCTGTTAGCAAATATTTTCAATATTAATTGCCATTCTTTATTAGTTAATGTTGCTAGTAATTGTCTCTTTTTGGCCAAACGACGTTGACCATTTTCTCTTCGTTTATCGCGATTTTTTTGGTTATACTCTCTTTTATTATTGATTATTTTTTCTTTATTTTTTTTATAATATTCTCTACAATATTTGTTTAGTCTTTTTTTGTGTTTTTCATAATATTTTTTGGAATATTTTTTTCTTTTTTTCTTATGTAATTTACAATATTCCTTTTTCTCTTGTTTGTGTGTTTCATAATATTTCTTAGTTCGTTTACTTATTTCTTCTTTATTTTTTTCATAATATTTTTTTCGACATTTTTTACAATAAAATTGCAATCCATCTTTATTCTTCTTGCATTTAGAAAAATTATCTAAAGATAATTCCCGCCCGCACCTATTACAAATCTTAGTTCTCATTTTTCATTAATCTTCTTCTATTTCTCCTTGAGTTTTTCTGCCATAAAGCAACGAACAAAATGGTAAGCACACCAAGACACACAACACTAGCAAAAAGAATATAGATTATATTAATAATTCCAGCACTATCTGTTATATTAAATGGTACATTTATTGCTGTGCTACCATTTTCTACTTCCATATTGCTTTGTATAGGTGTATCAGGACTTTTTGATTTAAAGTCAACACCACAACCTAATGTAAGCATAGAAAGAATAATACATACTAATAAAAGTTTATTCATTTAAAGTCTTTCGTAATTTTAATAATAATTTTTCATCATTAGCATCATTCATACAAGTCATGTCACAACAACTATTGGGATTGCTACAACAATGCCCCGGTTCAACCATCGCTTTATTATGTTCAATAAATGGAATAACCTCTGCAATTAACTTTTTTAATTCTTTAATGTAATTCTTATACCATTCATTGTGTATTTTTAATGTTTTATAAGGAAAATGTAAGATTCCTTTTCGTGAATACCAAGCACCACATAAATAACCAGCAACTTCATAATCTTCCACATCTGTTGACATTGGTTTATTTTCCTTTGGTGAATAATGTGCTTTTGCATTACATATAGGACAATAGTTTGGTCGTTTACTCATATTTTTCCTTTTACGTTTCCAAGGGGAAGCAGATACAAGACTATATAATCCTTCACGGTCCGCTAATGAGAATAGGGGGCGTGGTCGAATAGATTTAGGTAACTTTTTAAGTTCATAAGGATTTTTACGATTGTATTTATTCATGTTTATTACCCTTTGTTGGTAATTTTTTTAATCCATATAATTCAGCCCTGTTTTCCTTTCGTGGCAATTCATTTAATCCAAATCCTGTATCACAATATTCGGTTCCGCAACAATTACAAAGAATATCTTGTGCCCCACCACCACTAGGACCATAAAGAAATTTATTACAATTACATTTAGGACATCTATTCATTTCATATGTCTCCATTTTATGCTCTTTCATTATTTATAATTATATTCTTATGTTTAGAATTAAATCCAACTATTTTAATGGCTTTTACTTGTGGTTCATTTTTGTTAGGTGTAGGAACATCTTTTGCAATATTTTCATCATACTGCCAATGAGGACTATCAATATACGACCATATATCATTTACTATATTTTTCATTTTATGCACTCTCATCAATTAATTTATTATACAATCGCCTTTTAAACATTAATGCGGTTAATTTACTTATTTCTTTGCGAACAATTTTATTCATCACTATTTCATCTTTTGCTTCAATTTCTATATCTTTAATCATTGCTTTTATAACATTACCGATGTCTTCAATCGAATAATCTGGAAATTTGTCTAATACATAGGATAATCGCATTTCAGTTACTAAACTTCCAATATATTTTTTATTCGTAGTATTCAATTTTAATCCAAAATCTTTTTATTTTTGCTATTTATAAATTCTTGCATTATATTGTGCTCCTATATCATAGCAATCATAATACCAACAATAATCTTCAGTGCTAACTCTGCACCTTCCTTGGCAAAATCTCGCATTTCCGCATTATAATCTGCTGTTTTACCCCATTCATTTAACAGGTTGTTGGCCTCTTTAACTAAAAACTTATTTCCTTCAATCTCCATTCCCTTGCTCATAAGTAACGCAAGTGCCTTACGATTATCCGATTGCTGAATTGCATCTACTAATGGAATTAATTCTTGTTTACTCATTTTAATAATAACTGGTAACCATTTTCTAATAAAATCATAAGACTCTTTAATTACTTCATCAGGTATATCAACCGGCAAATCTATTAATTTGGATATATCATTATTCATTTTGTTATCCTTTTTTTAGAATACGTTGTCTTAGTTTAATTGCGCATTTTTTAGCATGTTCCTCTGATACGTAAGATTCAGCAGTAATTCTGTTTTGGTTTTTCCAACTAGTAATGTCTTTCTGTATAGCATATTTAGGAACACATAATCTAGGTGGTGCTAATACATCGTATGACTGTTGATCTGTAATATTGCCAGTATTGGCATCAATTGTACACATATAACATTTACGAGCGACCAATCCTTCTTTTTTATCAATTGGCCATTCTTCTATATCACCAACATAACACACCTTAGCCTTTATTGCTTCTTTAAGATATTTTTCTGCTTTCTCTCGTGTACTAAAGGCTCCTAAAATAAAATAATCATCGTATAAATTACCTCCTGTTACTAAATAGGCCAATTCATTCATTTTATTGCCCCTTTACCCATTCACCATTTTGCCATAGTCATTGCACTTCTTTAAACATTTCGTCTTCGTTGCTTTTTAACTCATTTAGAATATCTGTACTAGTCTTGCCTTCTGAAGCACCAACGAAAAATGCCCACATCTTTCTATTCTTATCGAACAATTCTTTAATTTCAAGATTGTCCAATTTCTCTCCATTTTCAATTTTTTCTTTGATTATTTCATGTGTTGAATATGCCCATACATATGTTGAATCTAATACATTTTTATCTCGACCTGTAACTACGACGCAACCACTCAGCAAAATAAACAACGGAATTAGTATTAGCAATTTTCGCATCATAATCTCCTTTATGTTAAATTACAAAGTTATTCGTAATAGCAAGGGACAAAACTATTATGGTCTTTCGACATATTAGACATGGTCCCTTGCCTAAATATATTTAAGTCTTACCTTGTACCCCTTTTTCTGGTAATCTTGAACTCTATCTCTAAGCCACGAATCAGAAGAGTTTCGTTTATTTGTGGTTATTACGATAGTCTTATATTTGTTCTCATCTATTTCTTCTGTGTGTCCAGTCCAAGCCATGTCATTTTCCTTTCCCAATTCCTCATAATTTTCCCAAATCATCAATTGTTCCTTTATATTAAATTACAAAGTTATTCGTAATAGCAAGGGACAAATGCTTAGTTAATAATGCCAACTTTACTTACTCCATTTTGCTGTATAACATTGAAAATTTTATCAGCATTATCTAATACTTGTCTATCATGCGAAATCATTAATATCTGAACCCCAAACATTTCACTAAACTTTTTTAACAATTTACCAAATTTAGGTCTTAACTCACTTGATAAATGTTTTGCACATTCATCCAAAATGAAACATTTTATTCGGTTATCGCCTCTGAGACTCCAAATACATAATCGTAGTCCCAATGATAATGTATCAATAACTCCACCACCAACCTCATGTCTTGGGTCTAGTTCTAAGCCACCTTTCTTTATTATTAAATTAGCCTCACTTTTACCACGTTTTTGCTCAAATTCAATTTTCAATGAATAATCATCACCAAATACTGTTTGCATAGCCAATGTTGCAACTTCTTCAATGTATTCTTTTACACTATCTTGTGTGGCAGATAATACAGTGTTGACAATATTCCGTGCTTCTTCAAACTCAGTAGTATCTTTACGTAATATTATACACTCCTTTTGTAATTTGTCAAGGGAAAATTTCAGATTTTTTTCAGAAAATTCAAGATTTTTTATAATGTCCTTATATTCTGATATATCTTTATTCATTATATTTTATAATCTCCAATTTAAATGGATTATTTTCAAGAGCAAGGGATATATGGTTTTCTGTCTTTTGATAATGCTGCCACGTTCCCTTGCTTGATTTATGTTCGTATATCACTTTTTATTCTATTTCGATGTCCGCTATTAATTCATCCAATTCATTAATCGCACTATTCAATTCATCATCTAAATCGTTTAAATCATGTTTTAATCTTTTAATTTCTCTCTTTGCTTCTTTCACAGAACCTAAATTCAACTCATTCTTTAATCGCCTTCGCGCACTTTTCAATTCACCTTGCTTGATACTTTTTTGCTTCTCAAGAGCATCAATCTGTTCTTCAATTCTTTCAGCACGCTCAATTAGTTCTTCCGTATCAGACATTGTAATTCCTTTCTATATAAAATTACATAAATATTTTAGTCCTAACCATCAACCTTGTTTTTTTGGGTAAGGATTATAGATAAAACTAATAATTGATTCATTTTTTTATTTCCACCAATTGTTCTTGTACCATGCTTATTTTATTTTTAATACTATCACTAACATTATGCTCTTCATAAAACAATTGTAGATTCTCATCAAAACTAGTTGCAATTTTGCCGGTATTCTGTAATTTATTCAAGAAATCAACCAAGTATTTATCATCATCTTTCTCCACTTTTTCCTTCATGTTAAATATGTCATCAACAGGTTCTACATCTAATAATACAAATTCATATTCGTTTATATCAGTATCAAAAATAATAACACCTGGTTTATGTTCCAAATCATGTATATTCCGTTTTAATCTAACTAAAACACCAGGATTACATATAGTTCTATTATTCATTTGTTCTATGAATCTATAATGATAATCTCCACAAACAATTAATTTAAAACCATTATGTTTCTTTAAGAACCTGATTGGGTTATCTAACTTTTGTTGTGGGTATAACTTTCTATTACCAATCATTTTATGAATTACTAAAATATTATAATCATCCGGGTTTATTATTTGTGGTATTCCCTGTCCGAAAGAAGCACCAAAAAGATTTAAGTTATCAATCTTACCTTGTCCTAATACATTCAATAATCCACATTTCTCCAAATATTTTATTTCACTTTTTTCGATTGATTTAACAGAATGACCAACCATATCATGTTGACCTGCTATAGTAAAAAGTGGTATTTTACGGTTACAATATAAGAAATGTGCTATCCGTTGTCTCGTAGTAACTGTAGGGTCATATCTATCAAAAAAATCACCAGTTTGTAATATTGCAATACAATCATGTTCTTCTGCAACTCTATAGACTTGTTCCAATTTATTTAATTGTGTAGACAGAAAATCAGTATCTAGTCTACCTTCAGGTGCTTGTGAACGAAAGTGTGTGTCCCCCAACAAACAAATATTTGGCATTGTTATTTCTTTCTATGATTCCTTGTTTTATGCTAAAGGATACTTATCCAAAGGATATTTATTAAGAAGAAAATTACGCATCTTTAATTCATATAATTGTGTATCATTGTTTGCTATTTTTGTTATTTTTTCTACGAATCCAGATTTTAGAAGCCATTTCTGAATTGCTGTTTCTACATCCGAAAAAGTAAATGCCGGGTCACCCGTGGGTTGATAATTTAGAGTCCATTGTAAAAAGGAAAGTTGGCGTTGTGGTGTTGTGAAAAAATACTGAAAAAATCTTATCTTATCGAAATGAGCAATATGCCCAAATGTATTACAAAGTTGTTTATAAAACCAATTATAAAAAAGGGTCTTTTTAAATCCCTTTTGGATGAAACGTGCAAAATGATTTGCAAATTTTGCTTTATCACCAGATGATTTTTGTTGCGTTGGTATGAATTGTTCTGCACTAAATATTTTCTGTATCATAATGAACTCTCCACAAATGGTATATTCAATGCTTTCGATATACGTTTAGCCGCTTTTCTAGCACCGAATTTACTTTCATACTCATGCGTACGACATGGTATATTTTTTTCAATTAATACCAATGTATCATGTTTGACATCTAAACAAACATACCAACCACCATTACCATCTCGCCAAATCTTTATGACATTATCCATCTTTCAACTCCTTTGCTACATTCCTCAAGTCATCAACATGGCACATTACCCAAAATCCATGTTGGCCTTTTTCTTTCAGGGCCACAACAAACGTCTTGTTCTCTTCTTCTGCTTTCTTTATATCCTCATCCAATAGTTTACGCAATTCAGCATTAAACCACCGCTTTTTATCACCATATTTAACTTCAATATATAATTTTTCATGTGTGCTATCACTTCGACTCCTATCACTTCTACCAAGGCTCCCAGAACCTATGTTGCGTTCTGCACCAAATCTTCTTGCTACTTCCATTTCTTTTGATTTCCAGGTTTTGGGAGTTTTTTTAGCCATCATCATCTTCTAATTTAGAAGCAATTTCACCAAACCAATCTGAACCATTTAACCAAATAGGCCCATAAAGTATACCTTCTATCCATCTAAAAATCCGAGCAATAATTTTATTCATTTATTATTCCTTTCTAGACTTGGATTGATATTTATTCATCAAGTCAGTCACAAATGCTAACTCTTTCTCCGCTGCCTTCAATGTAGCCTGGATGTCCCCCCACGCACAAGCACCACGATAGTCCACATATGGCGTACCTTTACAAAAAGCGTAACCGGCGGATTCAATAGGGCAGCCAACATAGCACTTGGGCCAATATAAATGACAGAAGGCACAAGTTGTACTACCACCATCATACACAACCGGTCCATCAGGGTGGTCCTTCAACCAATTGGTGAGTGTCCACCACTTACACTTCACGGCCCTGAAGGCACCTTGCAATGTGTTCGGCCAAGCACCTGCTTTCACGAGTCGAGCAAAACCGTCTTTGTACGTTTGGACTAGGAATCGCATAAGAAACCTCTTTATCTATATTATCCATTTAATATTTTTTCCCTTTGTTCCTCTGTAGTTATTTTTGCACCACATCTTGGGCAATGAGTTATTCTACTCAATACATTATTGTATTCCTTTTTGGATTCTTTTAAATCATTCTGTAATAAATCAATTTTGGCTTCTGCTTCTATTATATCATCTGTCACATCATTTATCAAGCCTGATTTTTCAGATTTTTCTCGTATTTCTTCTTTCAAGGAATCAATTTTATCTAATAATCCTTTTAATCTTTCTTTATGTTTTGTTGTATTATCAATAAATCTAATATCACTCTCCAACACATCCATTATATCTACTACACACATTATGTTCTTCATTTTATTATTTGTGATAACTAACTTATTCAATTTATTATTGAAACCTTCTGCTTTAGTTAATATCTTATCTATTTTATCTAGTTTAATTTGTAATCTATTATATTGTGCAACAAGAGACTCAATTAAATCTAACCTCTGTTGTAATTTTCCTCTTTTGATTTGTAATAAATCAACCTTGTCAACCAATTTACTCAACCTATTTAGTATTTTGAACTTGGGGTTATCTAATTGTTCTTTTATGTTTTTTATTTCTTCTTGTTTTTCACTATATTTTCTATTACATTCTTTTCTACGTCTATCTAATTCTCTACCAATCATATCTGCTTTGGTGAGATTAGTCACATCATTAAATAAATCAGCAATTTTACCGGGGCTTTCCATCACCAAAAATGGCATATCCAACTGATATTGGATATTTTCATCCACAAATGGAAATAGATTTAAGACTTCTTGTGGTACGTCTTTGCCCATTTGAGGAAAATCAATATCATTAACTCGATAACTAGATACGGATTTGGAACGATTGTGTTGCACAAAATCACCATTAGGTGTATAAAGCGATACAGATGCTGCCCTAGTGCCTTTGCGAACAATACTATTGCCCTTAGGTTTATTTTTTATTACCCACCTTATAGCACGGATAATAGCAGATTTCCCGCTATCGGAAGGACCATATATAACATTCAGTCCAGGGTGTAATTCTAATTCAGTATCTTTGTGGGATTGGAAGTTTTTGATATGAATTGATTTTATCATAAGTTATCTAGATTCTTAAAGATTTTTCTCAAATCCAATAAATGCTTCATCACTTGCTATATCCCAACTTGCATATATATTAGGTTCATCCACAATAGGAGATTCAATATCTTTTAACATTTGTTTCAGTGTTTCTTTTATTTCATCAACACCTTCATCAATGTGAACCGAAATAAAAGGTTCACTCATTCCACAAATCTCATTATTCTTATTATAAAATACTTCACACAAATTGTAAGAATTATCATCCTTAAATTTTACTACTCTATAATTCCACATTTTTATTCCCTCCATGTTACTATAGCCGAAAGCACAATACTTACAATAAGAAATAAACCAAAAGGAATCCAAAGTGGGGCAGTCACCCACCACCATGACCAATCAATATAACCTGTTAATTTTAATCCTAAAAATAATACAAATAATAATGTTGCAAGACCTGGGCTAACAGTAATACTTCCTTTATTCTCTGTCATTTTATTCCTCCTTTATATATGGCACATCTGGTTCCAATTCCCGTACATTTTTCATAACAATTGACACATAATCAAGTAAATCTTCTATTTCTTTTCCTGCTGCATACAAAGCATCTTCAAAACCTTCTTCATATCCTTGTTTGTATTTTTCTAATTCTTCTGTCATTTTACCTTCTCCTTATCTATTTTTACTGGGTAACCTACACATTGACTAGGACTATCTGATGTTATAAGTTTTGGGTATTCTTCTTCAATATGAATTAATTCTTGCATAAGGCGGTCAAATTCAGCATCAGAAATTATTGGGTTATTTAGTTTATAATATCTATATCTATGGTAATTTATTTCCTTTCTTAATTTTTCAAGATATATTTTAATATCTTTCATCTTTTCCTCATTATTTAATTTTTTTATAGCCATTTTATCTTCTCCTTGTCCGTTCTTTTCGTTCCGGCGATTTATAAACTTCATTCCATACTTTGGCTACTTCATCTTCTAATTCATATTCTAGTTCATTATCTTCGATATAATGAATTGCTTCTTCCAATGATTGTGGACCGCCCTTGCTAGTTTCAAAATCTTTAAACTTATATTTTTTCCAATCATTTATTTCTTTCAACCATTCAAGGTTTGTTCCTACATTATCAATTCCATAATCGAACAATAATTTAAATTCACCTTTTCTGTGTGGTGGAGCTATTTTATTCTTCTTTACTTCAAACTTAAATTTGCATCCTATTACTTGCTTATTCTTATTTTTAATCTTACCACTCATTTTCAAAGCAATAGATGTGCTCGCATAAAAATCAAGTGCTTTACCACCACTAACTACCATCTTATCACCAAACGGTCCAGCACCAATATTCACTCTCGCTTGGTTAATTATCAATAATGCTAAATTAGCATCATTCATAGCATGTAAATATTTTCTATATGCAGTTGACATTTGTTTAGCACGACTCATTCCATAAGTGCCTTCAGTCAAATCTTGTTCCGATTCCGTAATAGTTGCCAAAGCACTTAAGGAATCTACTATTGCTATGTTTGGTCCTTCAATATCATTATCTTTAATAAACTTGATAATGTCGTAAATACCACTCTTAAAATCCTTATTAACTTTACTACCATCAAATAATTCCTCAATATTTCCAGGTACATCATAATGAAACGTATTAGCATTAATATCTAATCCAAATAAATCTTTTGCTCTACTAAAGTCTAATGTTTCTTCAGCATCAAGAAACCATACGTGCCCACCTTTGCGTTGTGCTGCACCGGCAGGTTCTTGCGCTAAAACGCTTTTGGCAGTAGATTCCCATCCATAAATATGAGTAGAACGTCCAGCAGGAATACCACCTAATTGGTTACTGATTGCCAAATCTAGAATAGTGCAACCAGTTGATAACCAATCTTTAATTGGTTGTTCTTCCATCCGTGTTATTGATTCATTCTTTTTTGTCATTTATTATTCCTATTTTTTTCTCTGCGTTCTTTTACTAATTTACTAACCTTATCATCATCACTATAATAATTAGTTGTCCATAGTGCTACTTCCTCTTTGAGTAAACTACCACGTTGACCATAAGCATCACGTTTTGCCCTCGCCAAATCCCTCTCATATTCTAACTTGCGTTCTGCTTCAAGCGCCTTCTGATATGATTTTTGTAATTTAATTGTATTAGCAATTGAGTTTTCTGTCACTTTTGTTAGACCAAAACTCTTGAAATCTTTTCTTATCTCAAAATCTAAATCTGCTTCAATTTTTTCTCTATTATTCTTGGCCTCAACATACTTATAGTTTGCTTCTGCTAACGCCACACCAGCATCATAAAGTAGTTGAGACTGTTCCGCACATTCTTTTTCTAATTGAAAAATATCAATCTTAAGATTCATCGTTTTGCTCCTTTTTCACAGATTGGTATGCTATTTTACTAATTAAACCATCAATATTTTCAAGGTATTGTTCTCGAATATTATTTATTTCTTTTTGATGAACATTTAGAATATCTTTACAATAAGAACACACATATTCAATATATCCTGTAGAATCTTCCAAATAGGATAAATGTCTAACACAATCATCACAAATGTCTCTACCACAAATTTCACACTTATGATTTGCTTCTACTTCTTTATTATTATCATTACAAACATCACAAATAATCGTTTCTACTTTTGTTTTCTTTTCAATCAACTTTTTCATCATTCTGCTCCTTTATTTCTGTTGCAAAAATATCAAAATCCGTTCTTGTCATGTTTTCACAATGAATCTTACTTAATTTTCTTTTTTTCTTCATCGTTTTGCTCCTTCTCTATGGCTTCATATAACACAGTTTCCATCAATTTCTTCCATCCATTATCTCGTTTATGTTCCACATTATTGAATGAAATAAACTCTTTTTTGGCCTCTGGTTCAAATATTTTACATTCATATACATGGTAACCTGCTTTGTCAGGTGAATACCCTACATTTCTTGCATAAATATAACCAATCAAACCACCATTAACTTTAATTTCAGCAGAAATCACTTCAAGTATTCCTTAATATTGGACCAATAAATAAGTGTTGAACTCTTTGAATATCCTTTAGGCCCGCCAACATGGGTTCTTGCTAAAACTTCAAAATTAGCATCTTTTAATGCTTGCGGAACATAACGATTCCAATATCGCTCCATAACTTTCATTGAATATTTTAGATTATGACAATCCTGGTACTCTCCATAAGGCATATTAGCATCTATCCAATATGATTCTGTTATCTGAAATGGTCCTATAGATTTCCCGTTATCACCATCAGGTGGGTTTAACCTACCACTAGATTCAACCATCCAAATAGCATAAAATAATTTATCCAGTGATTTATCATAATTATATGATTCATTTGACAAATCATCTAATTCTTGTGTTTCAGAAATATTGATTAGAAAAACTGTTAATATAGTAGCAAAAATTACACCTAGGATATATCCTATGAAAAATTTATTCATAATAAATCCCTTTTATACGTGGGTAGCGAATAACCAATAATATAAATATTATTCGCTACCCATCAACCGACCAAAATAAAACAATTATTATCTACGTCTGCGCCGTGTTTTTATCTTTCTACGACTTCGATTACTTGTGGGTTTTGGTGTTTCCACTTCTTCTTCTTCTTCTTCCTCTTCATCATCTTCGTCTTCTTCTTCATCATCTTCGTCTTCTTCTTCATCATCGTACCCACCAAAAACTTCTCTTGATTGTCGTTCTAATTCATCATTATCATCTTCTTCTTCTTCATCATCATCTACAAGTCCACCAAACAATGCCTTCTTCATTTCTTCATAACTTGGTTTTCGCAAAATTTCTTCAAATGACGGATTGTTATAAAACTCATCAGGCAATTCTTCCGGCTTGCCCTCAGTAGTATCAGGGTCCAAGTATTCACATTCAAGATACTTGGTGTTCAAATCAGTACCTTCCCTATGAAACTTGAAGATTCGTGCTTCATCGGGGTCACTAGGCAAAAATCTAAGTTTTACAATCTCACCACTACGAGTTTTTTCTACCATACGACTAGACATTTCACGTTCAACCGTAACAGGGCACAAAAATACCTGCACACCGTTTTCTTCAATCTTATCAGGTTCAGCCACATCTACCATGTAAAACAACCAACGATTAGGACTATTGGGAACTGATAAATGCTTCATGTTGTCCCATTCCTCATTGTTGGCCCTTCGACGCATGAACTCTTCACAAACTGGACATGGTTCATCAAACATCTTACGCAAACAAAGGAAACTATCCTGATTAGGACCAACACGCCAATGAACCCAAAGTGGAAACTTAAACGCTGCCGTTTTAATAATTAAAGAAGATAGTTTAGAACCTTCCTCAATTTCTGGCATCGGTAATAATTGAATAAAATTATCACCCTCAGCAGGAGTCCACTTTGTCAAACCATATTTTTCCATTACTTCAGAATTGAGAATGTCTTGTCGGTCTGATAATTCTTTGTCTCGATTACGCTCATTGTTTACAATCTGTTGTTCAATCTTTTTACGAATACTCTTTTTCATTTCACTGCTCCTTTCAGTTAGATTTCAATATTTACCCACTAAATCCGCTAACTCTTTATTTTTGTTCACTTTATTAATCAATAGTTTCTTAATCCTAGCAAACTCTTGATAAGCCCATGCTTCTGTTTTCCCAAACGTTTCCCCTATTTCCTTCATTGTAGCATTTTGCAAACATAAGTCAAGGAATTTCTTGCTTTTTTTTGACATTCCTTTTTGTAAATATCTCAATAAATCTTCCGATTCCAAATTATCTTTTTTCTGTTTTCGTTTATCAGGTATATTGTATTCATTTGTTAAATATTCTTCTGTTAATTTTTCACTACTCCTGACAATTGCCATTTTAGAATTAATTCGTGGAATATTGTTATTTCCACCATTTATGTTAATCCAGGCTTGGCCCCACCAATCATGCCAATCCTCACCATTATTGCTAAACGACTTAGCAGCATTTTTTGCCAATTCAATCTTATCATTTTCATTCATTGTTTCATTATTTCATTTGTATTCCTTCTTTTGCAGGCGCTAAGCCTCAATTTTACAAGAAGTATTTTATTAAATTACAAAGTTATTTTCAAAGGTAAGGGACATATAACACATAGTCCTTCGCCCAATCTTCTTCCAATTTCATTATAATACACAAACTTAAAAAGTCAAGGGAAATTTTTATTTATTTTTTCTAGAAGAGAGGAAAGAATTATTTCTTTTCCAATCTTCAAATACAACGGGCATTCTTGTCCGAAAACATAACATTAATTCACCAAATTTGGGATTGTTTTTATCTATATCTAATATACCTAATTTTAATTTATTACTACCATTTGAAATACTCCCAATCATCCAAAACTCTTTATTCTCATGTTGACATATGACTATATTTACGTTTTCATCATTCTTTAACATCTCAATTATTTCACCATAATCATTAGTCATTGATCAGTTTCCGTGCAAATGTAAAAATGCTTCTCCAACCATTCTAATTAACTTAGCCTTATGATTACTTGCTAATGGCACTGAATCAGTAAATACACTCAATGCTAACACAAACTTCTCTATTTTATTAACATTTTTACTATTCTTTATACAACTTGCTAAATAATTAGATAACACAATCCTGTATCCTTCAGGTTCATCTTCAATATTATTTAATAAAGTTCTAACATTGTCCCAATTACCTTTTACTAATGCTTTTGCCAAATCAAATGCTTCTTGTTCGTTTTCTTCTATTTCTTTTAATATCTCTTTTATTGATTTATCCGAATCGCATGAAACTAACTTCTCAATATTTAGCAATGCTTTACGTGGTGAACCATCAGCATTTTTCACTGCATATCTGATATAATCTTTATCCAATGGTTCATCGTATAATCTAGTCCAGGATGTATTTATAACTTCTTCTAATTGCGCCTCCGAAAGCAAACTAGTTTTGAAGGTAACACACCTATTGCGAACAGTTTTGATTATCTTATCTGGTTCCGTGCTACATAGTATGTAGTATTGATATTTAGGAACATCTTCTAACATTTTTAATAAACAGTTCTGTGAAGAGTTCGACAATTTGTGCGCTTCGTCCCATATTATCACCCTAGTGTTACTAAACATAGGACTATAATTTGATTCTTCACCTATCTTGCGAATATTATCTATCCCTGTTACGTCTGCTGCATTGATTTCTTGGATAGATTCGTCTGTAGCACCTAAATTCTTTGCTAATATTCTCGACAACGTGGTCTTGCCACTACCACTGTCACCCCAAAATAAGAACACATGGGGGCGGTCGGAATCTTCAATAATTCCTTTTAAAGATTGGACCACACCTCTATTACCAATTATTTCATCTAGTGACGTAGGTCTTGCTTCTTGATAAAGCAATTAATCAACTCCTTCTTCTGAAACTATCAATAGGTTCCATGTTATACCAATTAATTCCTTTTTCCCACTTAACAATCAATGGCACTCCTTTTTGCCAATCCCAAATAGGCTTTGTCATTATATTACTCACTAAATCTATTACAAAATCTTCTTCATTTTCATCAACATCAAAAAGTGCTGAATCATGTGTTTGCGTAATAATTTTAGTATTCAATTTTTCCTTAATAAATTGTTTTCTTATCTCGATTAGGTTAACTAATAATGTATGAAACGAAACACCTTGGATTTTTGAATTTAATATTTCAGTTGGTTTCAATGGACCGTATCGCCGAAATCCGGTCTCCATTTCAATATATCCGTTCTCGGCGTAAAAGTCAAGGGTTTTTTCCTGAAATTTTTTCACCCCATAAAACTCTTTCCAGAACCCTTCGTGCATCTTTTCTATGTATTCTTGTCGTATGTATAGATTTCTAGATATGGAAGGTGGTTGGGCACCGTAAAAAGAAGGAAATACGAAACTATTCTTTGCTTCAAACCGTTCATCATCAGTAATTGATTCAACTAAATCTTTCCACCCCTTGGTTCTAGTTCTTATTGCTTTTATTCTTGCAGCCCATTCTCTATGAAAATCTCTATTTTCGATTAGAAACTGTATTAGATTTTTATCCTTGGATAACATAGCAAGATGTCTTACTTCATTGCCGGAATAGTCAACCTCCAATAAAAAGTCGTTTCGTGGTACGTAACATTTACGTATCTTTTTTGCTTCTGGATTTCTCTTGGGTTGCTGCTGAAAATTCGGCGAGTCAGATGAACTCCTAAATGAGCGCGCTATGTGTAAATTATATGTAGGATGTAAATAACCATCTCGTACCCATTTTTCTATTGATGGTACAAATGTGGTAATCATTTTATTATACTTTGACCAATCCAATTTTAACTTCGCTATTTCAGCAGCAACAGAATCCCCCTTAGAAATATCAATTAGTGTTTCTTCATCTAACGTAGGATTGCCTTTTTTGGTTAATCGTTTTTGTAATCCACAAATATCATAAAATAGTTTAATACCATCATTACGTCCATTTATGTGTGGTTTGTGCCCATATTCCTTCTCGAACTTTTTACATATGTCATTAGTTAAAAAATCTTCCTTTAATGCTTCCGCTTTGTTTTCATAGTAACGTTTCAATTTCTTTAATTGTTTATCGTCTACTTTAATTCCATTAAAAGTTAAATCAGCAAACAACGGTAATGCACCATTAAATATCTGGTAAGCCTTGAATAATTGTTTATTTTCATTTAATTTACGTTGTTGATATTTAGATAACCACCAACAGTATCTACTATCAAGCGAATTATATTTAGCAACAATAGGTAAAGGTGTTTTATCAAGATTATTGTGGTCAATGTTCTCAAAATATCTACTATTACTATGAATAAATGCCTGGAAATCCAATTTTGTTATTTTTCTTCTGTCGTCCAACACATGTGCACATAACATACTATCATGCTGAATATTATTAACATCAGCGTTCAATAATACCTTACTAACAATTGTTTCAAAATTAGCATTATGTGCAAACTTTGGTGTTTTTGATTCTAGAAATTGTTTGAAGACTTTAGATAACTTCTGCAAAAAGTCTTCAGACCATTTGTTATCAGGATGCCATAGTGGAATACAATATCCTTTAGTTGAACTAGACGCAAAAGATAAAGTAAGAATCTTTGCAAAACTATTATATGGATAAAGTGTATTTGTTTCATAATCAAATGCTACAGGTCCATCTATATCTATGATAGATTTTAGTAGATGTATTGCTCTTTTTTGTTCTAAAACTAACTCGTTTCCTTCATCTTCATCAAAAATAGGCCAATCAATAGATTTACCTAAATAAGACAGTGCATTTTTTAAATCATCCAAGAAAAACTCATGTAAATCACTATCCTCACCACCAGAACGAATTATGTAAGAAGGGTGATACAAAGGCGCAACCCACGCATTATATCTACGACTAGGAACAACGTATCCTCTATAAGTTCCTACGGTCATAGGTAAACTTGGTGGTGGATTTAATATTTGTTGTAATGCCTCTTCACCAAAAATAATAATCAATTTAGGCTTATTATCAAATATTTCTTTTTCGAGCCTAGGAAAACAAGCATCTAATTCATTTTGTTTAGGTTTTCTATTATTTGGAGGACGACAAGCAATACAGTTGGACAATAAACAATCATCATCCATATCAATACCATAATAAGACAGACATCTTTTAAGATAGTTACCAGACTTACCACAAAGTTGCCTACCTTTTTTATCTTCTGTTTCCCCAGGCGCTTGAGCAATAATCATTATTTGTTTTTTGAAATTACCAAATGGTTTCATGTGTGGGGATAAACAGTTACGGTCTAATCCGCACGCTCTACACCCGTAGAGTTCATTTTTATTATCTAACTTATTTGGGTTAAAGAAAAAAGCCAATTTGCATTAATCCTTACTCAAACAAACTAGTATCCTAGTAAAACCATCTGATTTTGCCAATAATCTATTTTCAGTGGGACTATACATAATTGTGTTGGAAAAATCCAATAAATCTTTTAAATATTTGAGATTTACCATAAAATTACATGGTTTATCGTCGCCTATGTATGATAAATCTTCTTCTACGTTACCTAGATTGTTGTTAGTACTCAACACTACTTTCTTCCTGGTCTTATGAATTGTAACACCCAAGTCAGAAAAGATGGAACAACGATTCAATGTGGATTTCCAATTTTCATCTAACTTAAACTCTATACCATCCTCAATAATTTTATCAATAAAACCATCTGAATCATTATATAATGTAATCAGTTTATTGTAATAAGTTGATTCTTTATCAAGACATTTTCCGACAAATATTGAATCATCGTCCCACTTCAAAAATAAATCATTATTATCACTAACTAGAAACTTAACTGGTCTACCTTCAATAGTTGACAATATCTCTAAAAACTCACTATCAATAATAATTGGGGTGTCAAAAAGGTCTTTATCATTATCTATAATTGTAAGACCAACCCCATTGGAACCCATAGTTTTATCTGAAACAACCACACCATATATCATTGTTTTACTACATGTTTTAATCTTTTCCCATGAGTTGTCTGGAAAATCATTCCATTCTTCATCAGGATATTCTAATTCAGGGTATTCCCCTTGTTCTTTATTGATTTTGATTTCGCTATTCCCATTAGACACAAGAATACAATCCTCTTTATCGTCAAATTTTAAGGCTTCATCAGCAAATGATTTTACAACTTTACATAACACATCTGGGTTAATGCAACCTTTAATTCCTAAATCCAGTTTAGTTTTACCATAAATAAGTCCATTACATGCTTCTAAATACCCGTCGGCAAAATGAAAACTCTTCTCGTTACTACTCGTGAAACTGTTTTTTGATACGAACTTCTTGAAGGTGTTTAGTACGTCTAACAGCGGTTTTGATTCAGTCATTTTTGTTCCTTTCTTATCCATTTTCTTTCCATTTTTCAAATGATTTAGGCATTTTATATCTTAAGTGAAGGCATAATTCACCAAACCTAGGCCAATCAGGATGGTAACCTACTTTTATTGTATTTATTGTATTGTACGAATTACTAAGAAAAAGAACAGATTTGGAATCACCCCATAACCAAATATCACGTTTATTATATCTATACAATGTCATGGGAAGTATGTCTTCTTTATATACAATTTGTCCTTTACTTAATATCTCAATTGCTTCGTCATAATTTTTTACTTCAGGGAAACTCATAATATAATCTTAATCTTTGTTCCTATTCCCATGTTCTATGCTTTTCAGCAACCCACTCCACTCCATCATAGTCTTCAATAATATAATCAACATCATCCGGTATTTCTACAACTTTTAAATCAGAAAATCTATTATTTGCTTTCTCTTTCAATTCTTCAATTACTTGGATAAGCAATGGGTCTGACCTATGTTCATAAAACCAAGTATCCCAATACCTTTCCCCGCGTTTTATATCGTCATTATCAATTTCATATCGTTTTTCTTCTGGAGTAAGTTTTTTGTCAAAAATTACCTTTCTCCCTTCTTCTTTATTCTTATATTCTTTCGTTGGAATACCTAATTCAATCAAACGTTCATACGCCTTATCACTAAGACCAAAACCACCATAAGATTTGTTAATTACCACTTTCATTTTCACTCTCCTTCTCAGATTCTCTATTTCTCCAATAATTATTAACTACTTCTTCGTGAGTCAACCATTTGAAAACTTTGTTACTTTTAATATCATCATAAACATATTTTCCATAACCTTGTTCAACAATTGCGTCTTGCCAACTATAATCTGAAATAATTGCAAAACTGAAACCAATAAAAAACCCAATCAAAATTATAATAAAAGCACCTATAATTAAATCGGTTTTATCCCACATTTTCTTGCTCCTTTTCCTTAAAATACATTCCCTTTTCATCTTCAACTAGAATCAGATTAGTCTTTTTAATTCCGTCTCGTTTCCACTCACAAACTAATCGTTTGATATATTTCGGGTTATCTTTTCCTGGCATCCCCATTCTGCATTTTTCGTATAATTCTTTTCTGCTTCCGATTCCGTTCTCAATCATCTCAAATATTATAGCAGATTTCGTCCCCGGTGTAAAGGGGTTTTCCCGGATTTTTTTCTTTTTTTCTTCCTGGACTTCTGCAATCAATTTCGCGTGGTGCGTATTGAATCTGGTCCCGTTTTCGGGGTGCTGCCATTTGCAATTACCTAATTCTATCCACCCACTATTTCTCAAGAAATCTACAATTTCTGATGTTTGTTTTTTGCATTTTTTCCATTCTACAATACTACTAATCTTGCATTGTTTACATGCTTTCTCATATGCACTATAACCCCATCCAAATGCGGGACACCTACTAGTGTTTTCCGTTACTTTATACTTTCGTTCTTTCCCATTTCTGCTGTAAATGTCCGTTTCAGTCACCGCAAAATATTTAATAGGTTCAAAGTCAGGTAATACAGCCTTGAAATATACTCCATCTTGAGGGTTTATTTGCAAATGTTCCGGTAATATTTTAACAGGAACCCAAACAAAATCAAGAGTTCTTCTATCTCGATACTCTTGGTAATAAGCAGGACCATCCCATATAATTTTTTTTGTATTGAATTCCATTACAATAAACCTAGATTTTTACTATAATTAAAAAAATCCTCGAAATAAGTTCTCAATAGTAGTAATATATAACCTCTATTTGGAAAGTTATCATGTTTTAAATTTACCTCAAATCCATAATCATCATTATCAATTCCCGGTCCAAGTAATTTTATAGATTTAGTCGCAGTAGACAATGCATAACCATCAAAGTCTTCGTTACGAAAACAATCAATTGAAGAACCTTCTATGGAAAATTCCTCTGGTTCAGGATGTTTATCTGGATTCTGGCAAACTTCTAAAAGCAATTCTATAATTTTATTAGATATCTCTTCGTCGGTCATTTTTATACAATTCCTTAGTGTTTTTGTAACACTCATACATAGATGGTATATTAACCCTCATTAATAAAAACAAATAACCAATACCATAAATATTTTTACTTAAATCTAGTTCCCCAATTTTGATTCCATAACTTTTATTTGTTGGTTTTTCTGGTTTACTATAAACAACCCATTTATTGTTTGAGAAATCAAATACTATGTTGTAATTTGGACCTGCCGGATCAATATCAATCCAATTGGGGTATACCCTATCTTTAGGATTTATTTGTAATTGTTTCGGTAATATGTAGTCGTGATAACCATCTTCACAATAATTCAAATAAAGCAATTCTGAATGATGTTCAGAAGAAGATGTAGTAACGGCATAATAAAAATTGCGAGTTTTGTCTTCTTTGCAGTCTGTGAATATTCGAGTTAGAAGTTTAATTATTGTTATCATCACAAACCATCCCTCCATTCTCATTGTAGGAAAATCTAACCCCTAGGTCAAGGGAAATTTTCCAAAAAATTTTTTATTTTCCCCGTTGACAATACCCAAGGGCCCGCCTATAATCCTATACATGGTCGTTCAGGCCCACATTGGGCATCTGGATTTTTCGATACAAAAGGTTCGATGAAATGTTGAAAATGAATCAACCAGGCAAAACAGAAAACAGGCTGGGTAAAACATTACAAAAAACATTATGCAAAACAACGGTAAACATTATACAAAAATGAAGCAAAAACACAATATGTTGTGCTTTTCCAGGCAACTACCTACAATGGTTGGTAGAAAATTCAAAACATTATACGCTATATATAATATATATAAGGCTTATATGTAAACAGTAGTATTTTCCAAAGTAATATAATTAGCAGTTAATATTAGGCGTATAATGTTTTGGTATAATGTCTGCTTTTGAAAGGGTTTGACATGTCTGACTTGATTGGTAGAAAAGAAGTAGCCAAACTATTCAATGTGAAGTACCCAACTGTACAACGTCTAGAACAGAGGGGATTGATCCATCCTAAATACGTTGGCAATTATAAAGATGGAAGAAAAAAGAGAAAATATGATAAAAATGAAGTTATAAAGGCTGCCAAAAAATACAAAGTTATAAGAAACATGAATAATAAAATAAAACAACAACCTTACATAATTAAAAATAGTGATTATAAAAAAGTAATCAACCTCTGGAATAGCAATTGTAAACAACAACCTGAATTACGTAGTAAGAAAGTGAATAGCAAAGATAATCCTACGTTGATTAAACAATTACGTGGATTGCAAAGAATAAGCAATCTCGATTATATAAAAGAACAAATCCAATCCTATTTCGATTGTTGCCAAAAGAAAAAACATTTGCGGGATGGCAATAATTTTGCATATTTATCCTTGACTTCCTTCTTGAAGCGAATCTATACTGATTTGAAGAATAAGAATCATCATTGGTGGAATAAAGTTCAGGATAAAGTTGAAATTGAAGACAAACATCCTAATTTAACTAGAAAGTTTGCTTACAGGTATGCTCAAGAGTTCACTGATTACGTGTCAATAGAGTTAAAAAATCCTAGCAAAGAGTATTCTATTTTTAAAATCGCTGGTGATTACTTTAAGAAGTTATTCGATGATACTAAAAAATGTCCAATGTTTATGTCATTATCCAAACAAGAACGGTTTGATTTTGTGTTTAATGCGGTATTCTCATGTGCTAGAAATAAAGGTAATTGGGTTGAAATGAAGTTGTTTGCTAGTAAGTATTTTTGGGATGATGTTAGAGAACATATAAGACAATTAGGAATACCAACTGTTTAGAGAGGAGGGTTATAATGGAACATGTTAGACCAATGAAAGATGTACGAAGTTATGGCGAAGATTTGGGTGTTCATCTCGGTAAGATTGAAAAATGTGATTGCAATGATGAAAATGACGCTGGGCGATATGTAGTTATTGCTTATAATGATAGGGGGTATAATTACACAACGGTAGACTTGGTTGACTTGATTAATTGGGTAAGAAACAATAAACCGGAATTATTAGATGATTAATGCAAACTTAGCAGATTTCATCAAGGATGAATGTGCTAACTACAAGAACAATGGTTGCATTTTATCAAAGTATCATATATGTAAAGTTATAAATAATAACGAAAGATGTAGTTATTTCGAGGTCTTTGTTTTACCAAATGCTGTAAAAGGTGGACGGAAAAATAGAAGAGTTAAACCTAGGAACGATGTCGGAATCGTTGCTGAGTATCGTCAAAGAGTTGAAAAGGCAAATAATGCATGATAGACACGCGCCAGAATCGCTTTCTTCATTTATAACAATGATACAATCAATGTTTTTTAATAGAAAATCGCAAAAAGGTATCCAAGTACCATTTGGGTAAAAAAGACGATTTTACGTTCTATAATAATCATTTTTAATAAAAAAAATAAAGGGCAAAATGAACCATCTTTCAAACTACATTAGAAATAGTATTATTTATTTGAGCATAACTGACGATAACTTCATTTCCGTTGTTTCTGGGATAGACCTATCCTCTACATTTCTGAATCCGATTCCATTCGATTGTTTTAGTATTTGTGTTAAGTTTTATAAACAATTTAATTCAGCCCCTAAAAATCATTTTCAAGATGAATTGAATAAGTTCATAGATAAATATTCCGATGCAGAAAAGAAGCAATATTATAGTTATATTGAAACTATACAGAAGATGGATAAACCTGATGTTAAATATATCATATCAAGATTACATGGATGGATACGTGAGCAGCAGTTAAAAAATGCACTATTAGATGCTTCTGAAATTGTGGATTCAAACCCTGATAAAGCATCTTCCATTTTATATAATGCTTTGCAATCTGGTATTGAACAGGAAGAATCAGGATTAGATTATTTTAATGATTATGATAGTTTAAGGTCACGTAGTCAAGGTATAGAATATTTAATGCAAAGTGGGATAACTGAATTAGACAGATTGATTGGAGGTTTTACTAGGGGCAGGTTTGTTACAATTATGGGTGAGTATAAAGGACTTAAATCATGGTTCTTAATGCATTTAGGTAAAGTGGCATTATTCAATGGTCTAAATGTGGTTCATATAAGTCACGAAATGAGTCAACAAGAGGTTGAGGAACGTTACGACCAATTAATAAGTGGTTTTATGGTTGATGGTAAACCAGGCCCAAACAAGAATCCGTTAAACAGAGATAGGCCGGAAAGTGATTGGGAAGTTAAATACTGGAAGTTGTGTGATGACAATTTAGTAAAACAAAAGAAAGTTGTAGTTCCGTCAGTATTAAATATTCCATTAATTATAAAGAACAGAAATAGAATCAAAAATACTTGTAAAGGTAATTTACGCATCCGAAAATATCCACCATTAACGTGTTCGATGGAACGTTTAAGAAATTACTTACACTATTTGGAACATTTTGATGGGTTCAAGCCGGATGTAATTATAAATGATTATGTGGATGATATGGATTTATCAACTTACGATGAACAATTAAGACATCAATTAAATGATGCTTATTTAGACCACAAAAGACTTGCGGATGAATTGAATGCGCTTGTAATAACTGCTTCACAAGTTAATAGAAAAGCGATTGAATCGCCAATAATGGACAAAAGAAACTTTGCAGAAGATTTACGCAAGGCCGGTAATGTTGATATGGCAATCGGAATATGCAGAAGTTCAGTAATGAAACAGATGGATAGGGCCAATTTATTCGTTGTGGTGAATCGTACTGGCAGTGATTCCGTATGGTGTCAAATCGGTACGGCAGTCCAAGCAGGTCAATTTGCCGTGTGGTCATTGTCTTCAAAGGAAGCAAAACAACAAATGGACGAGATTGAGGATAGTATAAAACAAGGTAAAATGTTAGGGGAATTGTAGTGTTGAAAATAAACAAAATATACAATGAAAACTGTAAAAAGAATAAAAGAAGCGAAGAGCAATTTATTCGTGAGAATAAATAAATGAACATTAAACAACTGACAAATAAACAACTGGATTCTTATTTAGATGGTTTTGTATTTAAAACAGAACCTTTTCGACATCAAAAGATTTCGATACTTTTTGCAAAAGACAAAGATAGGGTAGCCTTTTTTCATTCTATAGGAAGTGGTAAAACTGCCTGTAGTCTTTATACGGCTCAAGTGTGGGATGTTAATAGGATTTTGGTAGTGTGCCCAACATCGGTTATTACAACATGGAAACAAGAGGTTAGAAAACATACTGATTGGAGTTTTGAAGAGTTAACTGGTACTACTCAAGAACGTTTTGACAAGTTTCTGCAAAGTTCTGCAAATGTTGATTGTATTAATTGGGCAGGACTTAAGTATTTGTTTTGTTCTAAAGGTGAAAAAGGATTTGAATTGGATGCTGATAAGTTTGTTGAAGTTGATTATGATTGTCTTATATTAGATGAATCCCATAAATGTAAAGATTACAGGACAATACAAAGTAAAATAGTTAAATTACTAAGTCAGATTATTGGGAAATGTATCATGCTCACTGGTTCACCGATAAGTAATAATGAGTTGAACTTGTGGAATCAGTACGATGTTTTAGACCAAGGTAAAACATTGGGTAGAAACTTTTTTGTTTATCGTAATAATTATTTTAAGCCTATTAAACATAAAACACGGAACAGGAGTTGGACTGAATGGAAACTGAAATCTTTAGAACATAGGGAACAGATACTGGATAAAATAAGCAAATCTACACTCAGATATGATATATCTGAGTGTATGAACTTGCCGGAAGTATCTTATGTTAAACGGTATGTTAATTTAACTAAGAAACAACGGGATTTTATTGATGATATAGTCAGTAATATACAAATAAATGAAGATGATGTTAATTTATCGAAATCTAATTATAATAAGGCTATGAAAATAGCACAGATTACTGGTGGTACTGTTTTAGATGACGATGGTGAATCTTATATATTCAAAAAGAATCCAAAATTGAATGAGTTGGAAGATATATTAATGGAGACAGATGAAAAGGTAATTATATTTCATGCTTTTGTAGAAGAGGGCAGAGAAATAGAAAAGTTATGTAAGAAGAATAATTGGAATTATGCTTCGTTGCGTTCTGAAATTAAGAATAAATCAAGACAAATTGAAAGATTTCAAAATGACAAAAATTGTAGATTTTTAATAACACACCCTATGAGTGGTGGTTTGGGATTAAATCTACAAATGGCCAGGATTGCTATATTTTATAGTATAGGTTTTTTGGGTCACTTGATAAGACAACAAGCCGAAGGAAGAATCAAAAGAGCAGGACAAAATAAAACATGTTTATTCATAGATTTGGTAGCCAAGAATAGTATAGATGAACATTTATTAGAGGCAATAAGTGATAAACGAAAGATTGCAGAAGCAATCCTAAATTATTTATCCAAGTTATGACGGTTTTAGTTTCTTTCGATTTTTCCTAATTTTTTCAAAGAATTCAGGAAATCTAGTTCTTAATATTAATGAAATGTAACCTCTGTTTGGGAGACTTTTGTCGTCCAAATTAATTTCGGTTCCATTTTCTGCTATTTGTTCCGCTTTAGCCAATTTAATTTTGTTTGTAGATGCATAAAATATAAGTATTGGATTTTTCCATGAATTATTAGGAACATAAACACAAGCATCAGCAGAACCAATATATTCGGCATCACAATCAATGTCATCTCTCATAAGGAAATTAATTAGATTGTCTGACAATTCTTTACTAGATGTTTCCATTTGTTCATACCATACTTTCGTATAAAGGTGTCCGGGTCATACCCATGTGGCAATCTCACGTATTTTACTGTTCGACCTAAATCTTGCCACCATGCTACTTCTCTTTGCGCTGCATTTATGGCGTCGGAGTCCCATGCTATAATGATTTTTGCATTGTGTTCCAATAGTATTGTTCTCTGTTCTGCTGATAGCCTCTTGCCAAATGAACCTACTGCCTTTTCCCCGATTCTCCATACGTCGGTTACACCTTCTACAATTATTAATTCATCGTTGTTCAGATTTTTATTCAATCCATATAAATAATGATTGGCTTTAAATCCAGCGGGAAATTTATATTTTGATTTAGCATTTTTAGTTATATCTGCTGCTTGGAATCCTACATAATTATTATTTCTATCATAAATTGGAATGATTAAACAATAGGCATATTTACCTCTATCACAATATTTAACACCCCAGGAGTTCAACAATTCAATATCGAATTGTCTACGTTTGCACCAATTATCAACTTCCAAAAATCTATTTGGTCTTAAATCATATAAAACTTCCGGTTTTTCTATCTTTATGTTTGCTATTTTATCTTGTCGTATGTTCTGTCGTAAGTTTGATTTGACCGTATCTTCAATGGATTCTACATGTAATTTTGTGTTGTCAACTAATGATTTGTATTGTTCAAAAGATAACCCTGTTAGTTTATTTAATATTTTGTATAAATTGCCGGTTTCGTTACACCGCCAACAACTAAAATTTCCTTCTTTGAAAATACCAAGATGAAATGATTTATCTTTAGTAAGCCCATGTTCTTCACAATAAGGACAACAAACTCCTATTACACCAACACCAACATTTTTGCATGGACCTATACGATATTTGATGTTGAGTCTCTTTAATATTTTCGGTAGGTTACCCATTTAATTTTACTCTATCCTTTAAATGTTCAAAGAATCCAGGATATTTTCTTCTCAATAATAATAATATATAACCTCTATTCGGAAAATCGTCATTCTCTATATTTACTACATCTTCTTCGTAAACATATTTATGTTCTGGTGGACACAAGTATAATTTACTTCCACGAATTTTTATATTGTTGCTATTTCCTTTTCTGTTGGATAGATTTCTTATATGCAACCCCCAAGTAAGTTCACCAAAATGGGTGTATTCTTCTGCTATGAAAGTAAGCCCATTAGATAGTAAACTCTTCTTCGTTAATAATTCAATAATCTTATCGGATTTTTCTTTATCATTCATTTTTTATCGAACGTTTTGCCTATTGCTGCCATTGCTATGATTGCGTCTTTAATAGTTAATCCTTCTATTTGCAATAATGTGTATTTTGCCGATGTATTAGGTCTAATAGTTACAGTTGTATTAGGTTTATTTTTGAGTCTTGTTTTAATATTACCAATTAATTTTCTTGAGGTATATGGTAGTGTATAAAATTCAGCCTTTCCCCAATTGTCTGATAGACATTCATTAATCAAACTTTTAATTGTTTCCGAGCATAAATGTTTTGCTTGGTCTGATATTTCCTTACTATCTCGTTTACTAATACCAGCACCTATTTTTGGTAGCCAATCATTTTGTAATGTTTCTACGAACCCTTTTATATTGAACGTTCCTAAATTATCCTTGATCATATATGTTCTTCTTAAATACCCGACTAAAATTGGTGGGTCACATATTCCATCGTATGTGAATTGAACAGCGCGAGCGAATGAACCATTTTTTCGTTTTCTATATGATTTCCTAATACATATATAATTGGTGTAGTTTAATACAGTATAATCCGAACTTAATTCAATGCGTTGTGTTTCGGTATCTACTTTATCAATGAAATTATATTTTTCCAACTGATTTTTAGTAAAATGAAGTACCTTATTCCATAATTCATTTGTCCAATCGGTGGGAACCATTTCATTTTCCTTAATTATTTTCTGTTTGTTCTTCCTCGTTTTGGGGTTTCTCCGCTACAAGGATTCTGTTTCCAAACTTAATGTGTTTAATTACGTCGCGTCTAATCCAATCATATATTCGGCGTACTTCATAACCTGTATCTTTAGACATCTCCTGTATGGTTCTCCAGTTGTCCTGATAAATAAAAGCAAATGCTTTTTCTATTTCCTCATCAGTGGCGCCATAGATTTTTAGTATTTGTTTAACTCTTTCTCGTGCTTGAATTATTTTCAGGCACTCATGCACGTTATCACCAACCATCTTGCTTAACCCCCTAATCTTCAACCTTTAATAATTCACCGAATGGAGGTTGTTCTACATTTGTTTCCCATGTAACCCATAATGTTTTGTATTCAGGTTGTTTATTTGGATAAGTTCCATGAGTATCGGTGAAATATAACATTCCATTTGGTGGTGTTATTAATGTATTTTCAACCCACTCAAATGCAGGCCCAAAATCTGTACCACCACCACCCGTAATCTCATAATTGGCTATGGATTCATCTTGTGTGTAATGTGCATGATTCCTAGGTGATGTATCACAACTTATTATATCCACTTCACATTTCAATGTATTGCGTAAGTCTTGCACAGCGCCTAAAAACTTACTTAAGATTTCATCGGACCAACAACTACCACTACTATCAATAACGATTACAATATTACCAATTGTCCATCCATCACGTCCTGGCATGTAAATGTCTTTGATTCGCCTATTTCTCGTTAACCATGTATATTGGTCTTTTATACGTTCGCTTAACCAATTAGCCAAAACTTGTCGCCAATCAATTTTACTTGATAATAAATCTTTAACAAGATGTTTAATACTACCAGGTAGATTACCTATTTTTTTAGTAGATGCAATAGCATCAGCAATATGTGCTTTCCATTTATTTTGTTCACCTTCCTTATCAGTTCCTATGGGTGCATCTAAAACAATACCAGGGATTTTTATTTTTTCATTACTTTGGTTACTTTGGTTATTACCTATTTGTATCATAATTTTATCAGCGTTTTTGTATAGTTCATTATAAACTTCTTCCGACGATTTTTCTTTGTATTTTCTATCAAATAGAGCATGACTAGGTTTTTTTCCTACATTACAATCTTCCAAAATCAGATTGATTACATAATCGGTTGCTACGTTCCACAGTTTAGGGATTCGTGACCCTCTTCGTATCTGATGATTTAACATACAATGTAATATTTCGTGAACAATACAAAACAATAATTCATCCTTCTCTAGTTCATTTACAAAATCTTCACAGTAAAATAACTTGTGGCCATCTGTTGCTAATGTGTGTTTTAACCCCATTTGATTTAATTGCTTCTTCATTTCTTCGTCCATTGATTGTAAATCAAGATGCAAACTGAGAGTACCCCAAAATGGATACCCCCAAATTGCTTCTGAACGAATTTCCTTGATTTTCTCCAATGGACTCATAGACTCAAACTTAATCATTTTTATCTCTCCATTCACAATATTGTTTGTACCAATTCCAAGCATGTGGTTGTTTATATCTTAATAATAGACAAACATAACCAAATTTAGGGTGTTTTGGGTCTAGTTCAATTACTTGCATTGACTTTGTGTGTTCTTTTCTAATAACAAAAAAGAAATGATATTTATCTTGTTTGTTCTTTGGGATTATATTAATACCTATCGATTTAAAATAAAAGCCGGATGCTAAACAAGGTGAATAATATTTTAATGAATTTTCTTCGTTTTGTTTTAATATAAGTATCATATCATCTAATGTTTTTGGAACATTCATTATATTATCCTATGCGATCATAATATCGGGGTGCTTATTAGCCCAATCCATGATTTTTGGGCAAGTAAGAAAACTAGGATTTTTATCTAGCAACCCTTTTCCAAGGAATGATTGGGTTTCAACGTCCATACCATCTTCACGGGTGGCATACTTCATAATATTGTCAGCCGTTTCATGGTTATTAGCAGCATAGATTAGTTCAACACAAAGAATATGTTGAATATTCATGGCATTAGGTATTGGTGCAGTAAGTGGGTTCTTCAAAATGTTCTCAATATCAGGAATTTCATTTTTAAGTCTTAAGTAAGCACCGAATTCATGTGCTGTCTGGGCACTAACTAGTCCTGATAATAGACAAATGCTTACATTATCAGTCAATGTTCCTTTGTTATTGAATGTAATTTTCCTCTTTTTTTCCAAAACATGAATAACATCACTTACGAATTTCCAAGTTCTAGGAACCGCTTGGTGTTTGTATAGTTGACTAGGACGGTCCTGGATATAACCGATAACTTCTGACCTGACATTATTTTTCATAGCCCAAGCAATCCATTCTTCAATGTCGGGATTAGCATTTTTTACTGTTTCATTTTCAAAGTTCGGTAAATCACAAGCAACTCCGATATGGCACAACCTAGTAATTAGTGGTGCTGGGATTGCCCTACTGAATGATTTATCTTCTGTACGATTACCAGCAAGACTAGGAAACCAACCTTCACCTAGATAATGATTTTTTACTTGCCGTTTCAATACAATATTTCGTAATGATTGAACGGTTAAACTATCCCCGTTGGTAACTTCGTCAAATACAAGTAACCCGTTACCTTTTGAGCGAATGAAATCAGGACGTGCCCATGTTGTAATATGGTAACCATTTTCTTTTACAACAAAAGGAATACCCATCAAATCAGTTGGGTCAATATTAGGTACTTCAATAACATCTACAAGAAACATATCATCATATTTTCTGGTGGACAATCTTTCCCTCACGTCTCTTTTGTATTGTTCTACGTCGCCGTTATAATCAGTGTTGAATTCCTCGTCGCTGATTTCCATCGCGGCCTGAATGAAACTGTCGGATTTGCCCACCCCTGGTGGCCCCCATTCCATCAATGGTACGTTTGCTTGCCTAAGAACTTTAATCCCATCAATTGCTGTGCGGATGCTGCTCATTGTTCCATCCTTTCATTTGAATCATCACTTGAACAACCTAACGAGTTTTCTTAGTATTTCTAGTATATCTTGTAAGATAAACCTTAATAGTAACATTTAAACCCTTTGTTCTAGCAGAATTGCCTTACTAACTGTAGGAACCTTTTTGCTTCATTCTTTGCTAATGTTCGCTTACATTCATCTTCTTTTAGTTCATTTATGCTCATTGTCATTAATGGACTTTTCATCATCTCGTCATGTAAATTAGTTAAATTGTCATCATTTGCAATGTTGTAGTTTGGTAGATTGTTAACGATTCCTTGTATAGTTTCTAACATTGTGTTGTTAGAATTAATCCTGGTTGATTCGTTAATCCTATTAATAATACGTTCCAGTGCGTTAGCAATACGCCCATATACGAATTTCATACCTTTTGTTACTAACTCCCTTTCTCGTTTTTCAATATTTTCTTTGATTTCTTCCAACTTATCTGTATCTTCCTTTCCTAGAACCAATCTAGTAATATCATTACCACGTAAAATAGGTTGATATTCAGGGCGCATTTCAAACAAAGAGGCAACTTTGTCTCTAGTTGGGTATTGTTCAGGATTGAACATAGTACCTAACCGTTTTTTGGCCTCTTGTACGTGACTATCATAATTATCTAACCATGTTTTTACAGCCTTATTCCATTCTTTGGTTAAACGTGTTACTATTTTACGAAATTCTTCAAATTGTCTTACATTAATAACATACCACCCATAACCCCAGGGAATACCAACTTGTTGCATAGTCTGTGAAGCCTTGCTGCGCAAAGAGTTGATATGTTTCAAACTCTTGGGGTTGAATAAGTGTTTTACGTATTGGCCCATACTACTGTCAGAACCATACTTTTCTTCAACAATAGCGGATGCTTCATCATCTTTTCGTACGTTGCCAACTGCGGTAATGTGCAACCTTACAAGAATATTCCTTTGGTGCAGTAAATCATTGATTTCTTCGGTTGGATTACTCATCAATACACTCCTTTTAATAGGAAATATATGCACTAATATAGGGTTCTTTTACTTTAATAGTTTTGCTATTTTCGGCTAATTTTAATGCTTCTTTGTGCAATTGTTTTATTGAAATGATATGATTTTGTAGTTCATTTAAGTCACAACCATTACAATTAATTACTCTATAAAAAACTAAACTTGGTGCTTTTCCCGAGTTTCCGATATGTTTTTCATGCTTTTCTAAATATTGTACTTCTGTTCCTTCATCCAATGTTACTGAGAGCCACTTTTTATTGATTGTGGTAGATTGGTCTATTTCAATTGTTTCTTCTTCTTCCATTTCGTCAAAAACTTCGTGATACTTATTAAACGATTTTAAGAATTTTTTTGCTTCATCAAACAAGAGTTCTACTTCAAAGTTAATTGTTGGCCCAACATATGTTATTGGATTACTCATCAATATGCTCCTTTCTCTTTTTGCCTACCTTGATTATTTTTGTAAAGTCTATTTTTTTCTTTCTAATAAATAATTTATATTGTTTGCGTTTGGTTGTAAAAATTTCAAGGGCAACGTCACTGTTAACATTTTCCCAAGCTTCCGTTTCTACTTTGTACAAAGCGGAATAAAAAGTTAGTTTATCAGGCAGTAAAGTCCAT